GAGTGATACCCCTCTGATCCAAATCGAAGTCCTATACGTCCTCCGTCTTGTAACATCTGTTTTGCTTGTTGTGCTCTAGTTATGGCCATCGTTCTATTCTATTTTGTTTTACCTAATAAATCAAGACTCGGCATTATAACAGTTACATCTCTTCTGATGTCCTCTGGCGATATACCCTTGTCTTTCCACTCTTTGTCATTTTTATATTTCTCACCTGTTTTCTTATTTGTTATCTTCTCTATTATCTTATCTGGTTGTAGTTCTATCATTATGTTGTTACCTCTCGCGGCTGTATCTCTAATATTGAAGCTATGACGTGCAGCTCGTTCGCGTCAGAAGCTTGTACTTTAAGTATCTCACTCTCTTCCATTACAAGAGGATGAGTTAAAAGTTCTGTTGTAGTATTAGTATCTACTGCTTTAGTTTTAAATAAACTAAATATATTAGAGGATGCATCCACTAACGTTACATCTAGATTACAACTAGATCCTGCATCGTTTGATACTAATATAGATTTAACCACAGTAGTTGTTGCAGTTGGCACCGTATATAATGTTGTAAGATCAGTTGTTGTTAGATCTACTTTTTTATTTTTAAAACTATTAGCCATTAATTTAAAAAGAAGTTAAACGCTTCTACCTCCTGTTTTAGTTCTTCTTGAAATGTAGTATTTAATTTTTCTACAATTGCATCAAGATCTCTAACCTGTGACTCAGCTACAGTTAAATCATATTGTTCACTAGCTCTTGTTAATACTTGTACTATCTTTGCCATTATCTACGTCCATCTGGTTGTGTGTCTAACCTAAAAGTCCCTAACTTCCAGTTTTGACTAGTTGATGTGTTTTCTACTTTTAATGCAATAGCTCTTGCCCTAGCACGTGTATCTACTTTTTGTGTAGAAGACGTTATATCAAATGGTCCTAGTGATGAGCTTGCTGCTGTATCGTTTGGAAAATTTCTTAGATTTAATGTGACTCTGGTTGTTCCTGTTTGTGATATAAAGTCAGGTATAAATCTTCTTATCTTCATTATAAACTCACCATCTCCTCTAAATGTTGCGACACCGGTCTGTTGTCCTGTTGGAGCTCTCTGAGCTGTGATATCAAAATCTCCAGATGTAATACTTGCAGTAATCGCCGTGATAGTTCCGTTTCTATTTTGATCTGTTCCTGTCTCATGTTCATAGTAACTTGTTCTGCCCTCTGTATTTCCAACCACATCAAAAGATGTATCGGTGGACGCATCGTATTCTAAAGCGTGTGGTTTACCAAATACTGCAGAGTCTCTCCACATCGTTCTTGCTAAACTACCAACTGTCCATACTGGTCTTTGTGGTGATGAATCAAAATAATTATATGCAACCATTCTATTTACCACTGAGGAGTTAGACTCTGGATAGAACCACATGACCTCACCAAATAGATTATTTAATCCAGCAGATACCATCTGATTACCTGAATCTAGATTTATATTATCATAAACAAAATCCTCTACCAAACATGGTAAAGATTCTAATTTACCAGCATATCTAAAGAAACCATTCTCAGACATCCAGTATGCAGCACCATCAACCTCAACACATGCATTCTGTCCAACGAGTCCGCAGTTGGTTCCAACCTGTGCGAATGCAAATGTAAATGGCGATCCAACAAAACGTTGTGTAAATAGTGCGGTATCAGTCCATACATATAAAGCATCTCTACCTCTAATCGCTCCTCTGATCTGTGATCCGTCGGCCAGTCTTTGTGTGCCAGCTGTATTGGTTGCTGTTGGTGTATACGTATTTATATCCTCTTGGTCAGAGAATCTAATAAACATATCATCTTGTGTTGATACATCTCCAATAGTTGTTTCTGTTCCATAAAATACTAAGTGACGATCCGGTGTTGATACAACCATATGTCTTGATGCGGTAGGTGCACCAGTTATAATTGCAGCTCTTGTTTCAGTGGCATTTGATAAACTAGAGTCCCATGAGAAAACTGCACTATCATGAATTAAACATATCGCTTTATCACCAAAATTATCTATGGACCACATACCTGGTTCTAATACTAAGTCACCTGACGCTGCCTCACCCCACGCGACAAAGTCTGACGAGTTTGTAACTGTAGCACCATCACTATGTGCTGACCTTGTAGAGTTTCTAACAGCTCTTGTAATACCAGTTAAATTATTTCCAGATATCCCTGTGTAAGAGATTTCCTCATTCCCAACCTGAATAAAGTTTGTACCTGAACTTGGAAACTGTGAAGCATCAGTTAGAGTTATAGATGTTCCTGATCCACCTGTTCCTGCGGTATCATCTAACAACGCTCCATTTAAAGTTGTTGTTAAAGCAGAGGTATCTTCACCACCCCAAGATCCTAGACCCCAACCAAATCCTTTTGCTTGCACCGCTGGTCCTACAGGATAATAATGCTGTACTCTAATACCACCTGATGTTGTTGCACCAGATCCTGACTCATTTGATGGCATTGTAATTGTAATGGTTGTTGCATTTGGAACTGTGGTAACCATAAATTTTTTATCGTCAAAGTCAGAGGAACTAAAATTAGAATCAGTAATAGTAGAAAAATTATCTAATAATATTATATCTTGAGGATTAATACCGTGAGATGTGCTGAAAGTTATTGTAACAGTTGGTGATCCGTTAGTCGTGGTAAACGCACTTGTTAATGTCGTTGTGGATTTAATTGGATGTATGTCATAAAACACACCTCCAGAAAAAGCATATAATATTCTGTTAGTCCCAATAATAGAATATTTTCTAGATAAACTATTTATAAATTGGTGCAGTCCTCTACCCGCGCCTGTTAATTCATTAGATCCTGTACCACCTAATTGGTTCCAGCCACCTATTTTTTCAGGTGTGCCATATCTAAATCTAACATTGTCACAATCTATCCACTGACCCTCTGCTCCTGTGGGTGTGATTTGTTTATTTATACCTGGCTGAAAACCTATCTTTTGTAGCATAAGAGTCCTTTTTTTGTAATGTTATACGTAATATCACAGATTTTAAAGGTTTGAAAGGTTCTATTTTTCGTATTGATCAGGGCGATCTTTATCGAGAAGAACTCCATGCTCTTCAACTCCCCCATATTTATCTATGGCTTTTCGAATAACACCAGTTAAAACAGTCATAAATTCATAGCAAGATTTTCTATTTAAAACGTAATGACCTCTTCTTATAATTATAAAAAATATCTCTTTCCAAGTAAACTTTAATTTTAGATTCTCTTCTGTAAATTTAAAATCCATATTATGTCCCTAAAAACCAAGATGTTACTATGTATTTATCTTCGCCTAAAGGGGGATTTCCTCTATGAACATAAGGAAAGTCAGCTGGAAAAATACATGCACGTCCTGTTTTTGCAGGCACTCTTTGATTTTGATTTAAAAATTCTGTCTCTCCTCCTTTTTTAACATCATTTAAATATACAGTCCACACTAGAGCCCTATTGCAACCTAGATTACCAAAACTTCTCTCTATGTGCCATATGTGATAACCTCCACCAGGTTGTGTTTTTTGAATTTTTGTATTAGTAAAATGAAGCTCTTTTATACCTGAAATTTTAATAAAGTCTGTTTTTTGAATATAAACCTCTAACAATTGTTTTACTTTACCACATAACTCGTCTAGTTCTGCTGGCCAATTATTGTGTTTACTATAACTTATTGACTCATCATTTTTTTCTGCTGGTAAAGTAAATTCCCCTTGAACTCTATTAAAGCTAAACATTTCTTTTTGTTTTTCAAAAATGTCTATTAAAGTTTTACATAATTTTGGCTCTATAAAACCATCATACACAGCTATGGAGTCTTTTAAATTTATACTTTGTTTAATTTTTTTTTCTTTTTTCATTCTATACCTCTGGGTTATATTTCATATATTCACGATGTGGATGTTTAATTTTGTCATATTTATGATCTTTATTAGGACCATTTTGGTCAACATAATGAAAAAAAGTTTGTAAATGATAATCTCCTTTAAAAACCTCTCTCCAATGTTCATCTTCACATCCAAGATAAATTACAGCATCTCCTTTATTCATTTCAATAGCTTTCCCTTCAATATATAAAGGCCACTCAGTGCCATCACTATCCCACATAGCAGAAACGGATATCTCACAAGATGGTCTATCTTTATGTTTTTCTAAGTCAGAATTATAAGTATAAAACCTTGTAAATCCATAAGTTGGAAAAAGTTTTAAACCTGTTTCTTTTTCCATTATTTTTTTCTTTTGTACTAAAAGAGCATCTGTAAAACAATCATTTCTAAATATAGAGTCACAGTTACTGCCCTGTATCTGGTCAAAATTAGTTTCATTTCTTTTGTGCATTAAATGAAAATAATGTGAACCTATCTCAAGTTCTTTTTTTGAAAGAAAATTTTTTATTAATTTATATCTAAAATTTTTTCTTATGATGCCCATGATATTATCGAATACCTCGTTCCTTTTGTAATTGGTTTTACCCCGTGTGGATATAAAAAACTACTTGGCCAAATTATTAATCTACCTGATTGTGATTCTACTTTTACAGAAAGTTTTGATGTTGTTGGATTATAAAATTCTAATTCACCACCTTCATAATCATCGTTTAATAATAATATAGCAGATAAAACTCTAGGAAATCCTTCAAAATGATCTATGTGTGGTTTATAATGACCACCAATTTCATATTTTAAAACTTCTAAAGTTTTTATAGAATTTAAACATACTCCATAACTGTTAGCAAATTCTTTTTCATAATAACCATAATGATCTCTGATGACAGACATTATATAATTACACCAGTGTATTTTGGTTTTAGAGCCACAGTCCCAATCCATTAAAGAATATGCCTTCACATCTCTTTTATTTTTATTTATAATATTATCACCAACTCCGGCTTGTTTAAAATTTTGAGTTATTGAATATTTGATAATAGAACTTATGATTTTTGGAGATATAACATTATCATATACCTTAATATAACTTTCTAATTTCATAACTTAAATATATATTACTTTCTAAAAAAAGTAAACTAATAATACATTTCTTCAGTATACAATTCAGGACAACCAGGGAGATTATAAATATAATCGTCTACTGAAAAATTTTCTGGAAAAGACTCTACTCCATCTCTATCTATACCCTCTAAAAATGTAATCATACCTTGAACTTTAGGATCTGTATTAATATGTTCTTGTGCCTTGTCTCTAAAAGCAGCTATTAACTCATCTACTCTTGATGATAATATATCTTTTGCAACCACTGGATCTGTTATTGCTGGTACAACTTTATCCTCATAAGAGATCTCTCGTGTATCAGGATTATAAGTAACGTATTTTAAATAACGAGCAACCTTATGAAAATCGTCATCACTAACCTCTTCTGCATATATAGTTGGTGATGCCATCCAATGATCTTTTGTGGCCTCATTAGAAGCTAATCGGTAAAATAAAGTGTCTTTAAAAAGTATATATTTTGCCATTTTAATTATTAACTTCCATTATCAAAAACTAATAATGCACCTTTCTTTCCTGATTGAGAACCGACTTGTGTTGTTGATCCTGGGAATTGGTGAGCACCAATACCACCAGTACCAAAAACATTTGCAGAAAACATAAAACCTTCTCTTTGTGTGCTGATATCACCAGGATTTCCAATTTGACCTACGGAAAGATCAGATGTTGGAGAACTTCCTCCAGCACGTTGATTAGAAGCATTTAAAGTTGTTACCTGTGCAATAAATGTTCCACTTCCAATAGTTCCTGGATTTCCAGGGTTTCCACCTGATGTTGTGATACTTCTGTTTCCTCCATTTCCTCCGTTTAGAGAAAATAAATTTGCTATACTGGTTGTTCCACCTGCACCACCACTAGTGGATGAGTTACCGGTAGAATTACTACCAGCAGTTCCTGGTGCACCTACAGCGTAAGGTTGTGAAAAAGGAGGGGTAATGTCTGATGTAAATATTCCTACAACTCCAAAACCTCCAGCTCCGGCTCTTCCAGATGGGTTATCTGCGTTTGGGTTATTCGGGCCTCTAGATGTCCCACCTCCACCGCCTCCTCCCGAAGCAGCGTAAGCAATTATTTGATTTCCGTTTGAATTGTATGTTCCTGAAGCAGGTCCTGTTGCATAAAGTTTTGGAGTCATAACTGCTCCGCCTGATCCAGATTCACCAGCTATGACTCTTCCTGATGAGTCTACAGTCACAGTTGCTGAGTTAAAAGTTCCTTTTGCTGATTTTATAATTCTTGGCATTATTTTCTTTCCTCCTTAAAATTTATTAATCAACCATCTCCACATAAGAAACGTGAAAAGCTAAATCGTTAGCAGCACCAGCTGTAACAGCGATTATATCTGTTTCATCTAAGTAGATAGGTCTTGCAATTAAATCTAAAGTTGAATCTGCAGGCACAGAGATTGTGCTTGCGATTGCAAAATAAGTTGAACCATTATCATTACTAATCTCTACTGTTGCATCAACAGCACTAGTTCCATCAATGTTTGCTAATAATATCGAATCAATTCTCACTGCAGTTTCTGCAGGGACATCAATCATAGTAGTTCTGTTTGTATCAGATAAAGTACCCATAGCATTTTTAGGGGTAATCGTTGCTATATTTACAAGATTCGGTGTTGCCATTTTTTATTCTCCTTCTAGATTAATATCCGAAAACCATGGAAAAGACAATACCTTTTCCATCAGTAGTTACAACTTGAGTAGAACTAGTTCCTGGTGATGCATTGGTTACTTTTGTTCTACCAGTGCCATTTGGAGCTATAGTTATATCTCCATTTGCTGCATCTGTAAGAGTAACAGTTCCTGCATTTGTTCCACTATTTGTGTTTAAAATTAAATCTGATGCACCACCTGTGGTTACAGTTAGCGTTCCAGCTCCATTTGAGGTTAAAGTAGCAGCTGCCCCACTATCTCCAACTTTTACTGTGTCTGCTCCAAGAACAACATCTCCAGTTCCGTTAGGTATAATATCGATATCTGCGTCAGAAGTCGATACAATATCATTCCCATTAACATCTAAATTACCACCTAGTTGTGGAGATGTGTCAGAAACTACATCTGTAAGACCAGTAGCAATAGTTAAAATTTTTGGATTTGTTGCATCAGGATTGGCTGATGCAAATACTAATTTATCACCTTTGTCTGTTGCTGCAAACGTAAGTGAATCACCTGAACCAGTTGCGTATTTAAATTGTACTGTGTGAGATCCAGATGTTGAATTTCTTAAAAAATAAAATGTTTGAACATCGTTTGGAATAGTTACGATTTGATTTCCAGAAATAGTCCCTGTAAATTCTATCATTCTGTGTGCAAGTTCTGCGCCAGTTGCTCCATCTGAAACTGAAAGAGCTGTGGTTTGTGCACCACCAGCTATAGATTTTTGTACAAATCCACCAGAAATTTGTTCTACTAATTGTAAGTTTGTATTAGTTTTTGTTCCCCATGTACCGGCGTTTTCACCAGTTGCTTGAAGTTCTATACCCAGAGGGCTAAATGTTGATGCCATAATTTATCTCCTATGCAGCGTCACTATAACTTGTATTTGATCCAGTTGCAACATCTGTATACGAAGAATTTGAACCTGTGTCAACGCTTGAATATCCTTGAATTCCAAAACCTGTTGAAGATCCAAAGATAGCAACAGAAGCTGTAGCAGATTGACCCGTTAGTCCCATAACATCAGCAGGACTTAAAGATCCTACAGAAGAAGTTGCTGAAATTCCAGTTAAACCCATTACATCAGCAGGCGATAAACCACCTACTGAGGATGTTATTGATAAACCTGTTGGGATTATAATAGGATTAGATGAAATACCAACTTCACCAACACTCGTTGTTGCTGATACTCCTGTAACTCCCATTACATCTGCAGGTGTTATAGATCCAACAGAAGAAGTCGCAGCTCGACCTGTTACCCCCATTACATCTGCAGGAGTTAAAGACCCTACTGATGTTGTTCCAGCGACTCCTGTTGGTACAACAGTTACATTACCAATTATTGTTGGTGTTCCAAGACTTACAGTTGCAGAAACTCCAGTAACTCCCATAACATCAGCAGGTGATATAGATCCTACCGATGCTGTTGCTGATTGACCATCAAGTAATACGGTTCCTTGGATACCCCAAGCATTATCATTCCAAGCTTGTCTTCCCCAACCTGAATTTATTTCTGCTGAAACTGTTACAGAACCAACTGCTGTTGTTGCAACACCAGCGGTGTCTATTGATACATCTAAACTACTTTCACCCCAGTTTTCAAAACCCCAACTATCAGAGCCCCAACCTTGTTCAGGAAAAGATTCTACACTTCCAACTGATGTTGTTGCTGATACACCAGTTAATTGAACAATTGCTGTATTAGATTGCCATGAGTTTTGATTCCACGCTACGAGAGGATCATCTCCACCCCAGATTGATGTTTCTGACATAAGGAGTCCCTCCTTATGCTATCCTGATAATAGCGTTAGATGCGTCTGCTGTTGGAAATTGAATTGTAAAAGTTCCACTTGTTACAGTTTTATCAGAACCAAATGCGATTACTGCACACGCAGGATTACCTGATGCAGAGCTATTGTAAATTAAAGCACCATTTGCTGTAAAAGATGCACTTGTAAAACTTACATCTGAAAAATCACATACTGCAGTCGTGCTGTCAGTTGTAGGTGTAACACTTGTTAGTGTTGCCCCACCAGAGGTATAAGCAGTACCAGATGAATTAGTTATTTCATTAGAAGATGAAAAAGCAGTTGTGCCTGCTCCTAAAGTTGCAGAGCTTGTGTATAAAGCTATTTTAAAAGTGTTACCAGTTGTAGCTGTAAAATCATGAACTCCTTTTAAAAGTTCTACCTTAAAACTTGTACAAATTGCCGATGTTATTGCCATGCTTCAATCTCCTATGGGTTTGCCGAGGTTACTGGAATACGAACAGCGCCATCAGTGTAGTCATCTCTTCGTCTTCTACCAACTTGCTCGTTAGCAAACTTCTGTACCTCTTGTTTATATTTATTTTCATACAAAGTCAACATATCTATCGGACCTTTTAAAAATCCATATGCCTCTGATAGACAGCAATATAACAGTCCATTTGCCCTCT